TAGATATGAATTTATACAAGAAAGAGATAAAACTTTAGGTGGTTTTAAAATTTTAAGCGGAGGTTCTGCTGTAGACTTTTCATATTCTGGTCTTAATTCAGATGGAAACTTTTTAGTTACTACAGAAAAAGACCAAACAATAATTAGTGGAGGAACTTTTTCAGGATTAACAACAAATGGTGCTACTTTTACTTATTTTTCAGCTCCTCAAAAACCAAATATAGATGTGGTAGACGGAGGTCCTACCGTAATAGGTCAATTAGATACTTTTTCTCCTATCTTTAGTTTTAATAACGTTTCAGATGGAGATTATTATAAATTACAAGTTACATACGATTTAACAGATGCTACTTTTACAGGAGCTAGTACTTTTAATATACCTAAACAAGAAGGTATAGCTGATTTTGTAAGAACATTTTCTGTTACTTTAAGTCCTGACTCTTCTTTTTTGTATAGGCTTGGAAACACAAAAGAAGTTATTAATTTATTTGGAGTAAAACAAAGCGTAACTAACTGGGGTAGAAACGAAACGGCTATAACAGATACTGATGGAATTTACACAGTTCAAGGAACTGTTTACCAAGACTACAACTATGGTTGTCCTGTTTCTGGCGCTACTGTTACATTTACAGTTCAATTAACAACTTCAGTTTTAGAAGTTGGAGTTGATACAACAACTGATACTACAATTTCAGCAGGAACTAATGAGCCTTTAGGTGGTGGTGCTGGTACAAGCTTCTCTGCAATTACAGATTCTAATGGTAATTATACTGTAAACAATGTTGCTGGTGGTGCTGGTATAGTTACTGTTACAAAACCTGGTTATGCTGATACACCACAACCTTATGATATAGATGGAGACACAACAGGTCTTGAATTAACAATAAACTTATTGTGGGGTAGCACAGGAACAACCTTTGCAGATGTGGGAGATTGTATTTTTGTATAGTATTTACATTTTAAATTATGTAAATAAATTAATAGATTAAAAATAGATAGTAATATTTATATAAAAAAGAATAATAAATGTCAGAACTAATATTAACTGGTGATAATGTAAATGAAGGTAGAATTAAAATTAATGATGCCAATGATGCTGCGTCATATGTTTTTGAAAGAGGTACTGGGGTAAATTCTATTGAGCAAATAGCTTCGCCAGCAAATTTAGCCAGTGGTGATGGTTCTACAGCATTTGGCTCAGGAACAGATGCTACAAATAGAAACTCCCATGCTCAAGGACGAGATACATTGTCAAGCGGTATTGCTTCTTGGGCTTTTGGTTATGGAGCTGAGGCAACAGGTGACCAATCTTTTGCAGGAGGTGGTCCTGATAACGGTGTAGATTCTTTGCAAGCAACAGGAGTAACTTCTTTTTGTTTTGGCGAAGCTGATGGAGGCAATCATATAGCTAGTGGTGGAACTTCTGTATTATTAGGAGGGCTTAATAGAACTGTAGATACTTTTAATAGTGGTATTTTTGGAGGTTCTAAACAAGGTCAATCTATTACTTCTCCTTTTGCTGGAAAAACAGAAGCAGCAAATATTATGATATCACCGGGTCCTTTTTCTGATATTGTAAACTCTGAATATAGTTTTATTGTTGGTGGTACTTACTTTGCTGCTGGCGGTACAAGAATTGTAAATGATAGCTATGTAGAAAGTTCAGGTATAATATCAGGTTCTGAGAATATTATAGAAAATTCTGGTGGCTCTATAATTGTAGGTGGAGGTAGTGATGCTGTCGCTGTTATTGATTACAGAAATAAATTATCTGGTTCTACAACCTCTTCTATTATAAGCTCTAGAGATTCTATTATAAGTGGAGGATTAACTAGTTCAATTATCTCTTCAAATAGTAGTAGTATAACTCCTGCTTCTTCTGGAGATATTTCTTCTGAAAATTCAGCTATTATTGGTGGAGCAAATAATGCTATATCAAATGAAATTGCTGGTGTATCTACTGCGCATGCGGAAAACGTTGTTTTAGTAGCAGGTCAAAGAAATGAAATTATTGGAACTGATAACAGTGCAATAATAGGAGGAAGTGGAAACACTATAGCGCAAAAATCTTTACTTGGTTATGGTGTAACAGAATGTGCAATAATTGGTGGAGTTAGCAATACAATAGGTCAAAAAAATTCATCTTCTCAATATACAATTCAACATTCAGCAATAATAGGAGGTTACGACAATAAAATTGAAGGTTTTGGTGGTGGTGGTATAGTAGGAAATTTTGTTCTTATGGGTTCTGGTGGTAAAAATAAACAATTTAGTGGAAACACTTGGTTGCTTGCATATGATGATGTACTTCCTAACACTCCATCAACAACCAACAATAAAGTAGCATTCAACGGAACGGTAGGTCAAGGTTATTTTACAGGTACTGCTGATGCTGGTGCTCCTGCCGATTATGCTGAATATTTTGAGTGGAACGATGGAAACCCTTCTGATGAAGATAGAGTTGGTTATTTTACTTCTTTAATTGGTGAAAAGGTAGAGATAGGAAATAGTAATATTGTAGGAGTTGTATCAGCCACTCCTGCTGTTGTTGGTGATGCTGCTAGTTTTAAGTGGAAAGAAATGTATATAACAGATGAGTGGAGCAATAGAGTATATGATAATTATAAAATTTACAAATTAGAGGATGAAGAATTAGAAATATATATAGACTCTAATGATAAAGTTTATAGTGAGCCACCTAATCCAACAAACGTACCAGGAACTTTATATAGTGGAGATATAAGTAGGAAAAGCTTCGTAGAAAACAAAAGTATTCCTATAATAAATCCAAATTATGACCCAGAAAGAAATTATTTATCTAGAGAAGAAAGAAAAGAGTGGTCTCCAATTGGTTTATTAGGTAAATTAAATGTAAGAACTTCTGAACAAATAACAGGAGCAACAGTTAGTGCTGATTCTAATGGAATGGCAATAAATGGAAACGATTATTATGTTTTAGAAAACAAAAAACCTTATGACGGAAGTTATGGAGTTGTTAAAATATTATTTAAATAAATTAAGATGCCAGAATTAATACTTACAAGCAATACTACATTTGAAGCAGTTGATTTAATTAATGGTGCTTTTTCTGCTACTACTGGTCTTTGGGCATCTGGTAATACTGGTGCTTATTCTGTTGTTGCTATTAGCAATAGTGCTAATACTGCTTTTGGAGATTATTCTTACGCATCAGGCTCTGGGACTACTGCCAATGGAACACCATCTGGTCTTGCTTTTGCTGAAGGTGAGTTAACAACTGTTTCAGGAAGTTATGGTCATGCTATAGGTTCGGGAACCACAGCTGGTGGGAGCGCTTTTGCAGGTGGAATAAACTCTGTTGCTAGTAGACCTTATTCTTTTTGTTTTGGAGAAAATAACAATACTGCTTCTATATATACAGCAATAGTTGGTGGACAACAAAATTCTATTGTTGAAGATAGTACAGATGCGTCTCAACATACTGCCATATTTGTAGGTAGTGGAAACACTATACGAAATAATGAATGGGCTTTTATTGGTGGTGGTGTATCTAATACACTTGAAAGCAACGTTTCAGGAGGTGGTGGAGTTGGTTATAATAGCATATTAGGAGGTAGGGGAAATACTATATATAATGAAGATAATGGTCTTTTTGCTTGGAATGCTATTGCTGGCGGTAATGATAATCAAATTTCTGATTCAGCAGGGTGTACTATACTAGGTGGTATAACTGGGTCTTCTGTTTCAGGTATAGGTCCAAACGCAATAAGAACTGGTACAACATCTTCTATTGTTTCATCTATAGGTTCTACAGGTCAAACTTTAGAACATAGCTTAATTTTAGCGGGTGATAGAAATGAAATTAAGAACACATTAAATACTGCTTCAGATGCTTTTTCTAGTAAAGATTCTGCAATTATTGGAGGAAATAGAAATATAATAGATAGTTATGGAGCTTCTTTAGCTTTTGCTGGTGCTAAACATGGTGTAATTCTAGGTGGTGCTCGAAATCGTATACAAGGAGGTGAAAACAACGCAATTATTGCTAGCTTTAATAGTACTGTAGGATACTTAGACGGTAATCCAACTACAGCTTCTGATAATAGTGTTATGATTGCAAGTGATGATTGTGTGATTTTTGGTACTACTGGGGATGATAATAATGTTATGATTGGTTGTAATAGCAGTACAATTAGTGCGTCTACCAATACCATTATGATAGCGAGTTCTAGAACTCTAACACGTCCATGTGGATTTTTTGGCTGTACAACTCCTACTGATAACCAAATCATTATGGGTTATGCCGCTGCTGGGTCTGCTGCTTATGCAAATAAAACAGTTAGATTTAATATGAGCAATGGGCAAGGACTTTTAGAAGATGCCATAAACGTTGGTAGTCCTGCCGATTATGCTGAATATTTTGAATGGAACGATGGAAACGCTTCTAATGAAGATAGAGTTGGTTATTTTGTTTCTTTAGTAGGAGGAAAAATTGAAATAGGAAATTCAAATATATTAGGAATTGTATCAGCAAATCCAGCAGTGGTTGGAGATTCTGCCAGTCTACAATGGAAAGAAACTTATTTACAAGATGATTTTGATAGAATAATTTATGATACTTATAAAGTTTATGAAGTAAAAATAAGTGGCAAAACAGATGATACAATTTATATAGACGAAAATAATAATAAATATTCTTATCCACCTTCACCTATAGATATAATGGGAGAGTTTTATGATGGAGATGATTCAGATAAAGAATTTGTTAGAACAAAAACATTTCCAAGAATGAATCCTAATTTTGATAAAAATGAAGAATATATAGCAAGAAAAGATAGAAAAGAATGGTCTCCTATAGGGCTTTTAGGAAAATTATATGTAAAAACATCTGAACAAATAACAGGAAACAAAGTAGATGTTGATGCTAATGGAATGGCTATAAATGGTAGTTCATATTATGTTTTAGAAAAAACAAAAGACTATGATGGAAATTATGGAATAGTTAGAGTGTTATTTAAATGATTATAAAAAAAATTAAAAATGGCTTTTGAAATATTACTTACTGGTGACACTTTTAATGAAGGAAGAATTAAAGTTAACGATGCAATTACTGAGCTTAATAGCTTTTGGACTGGTGGCACTGTTTTTTATGATGTTTTATCTTTAACTTCTCCATCTGATGAAAATTCTACATCTTCTTCTTTTACCATGGTTCAAGGAGCAAGAAATTCTATTGGATTAGTTTCAAGCTATTCAAGAGTTATTGGTTCAGATAATGATATAGCTGGTGCAACCGCGACACACGTAGAGGGTTCAAATAATAATTTATTGGAATCAGACCATTCTTTTGTTGGAGGTTCAGGAAATACTATAAATAGGTCTGATAATAGTTTTATATACTCAGAAAACTGCAATGTATATCCTAGTGATGGTAGCTCTTATGCTAATAAAGTTACTATTTTAGCTTCTTCAAATTCTAGTATTGCTTCAAATGATAATAATCTGGGTGCTGGTCAATCTATAATTGCTTCATTAGATTGTCTTATTGAAGATGGAGATGAAACGGGTATTACTGATTATACAGTAAGTACCGATTCTGCTATTATTGCTTCTGATGATTCTTGGATTAGTGGTGCTACTAGTTCTTTTATAATTGGTTCAAGAAGGTCTGAAATAGAAAATACCCTAAGTACAGTAGGTAAGGTTGCACCTCTAAACGAAGGTAATTTAGTAATGGCAGGAACAGCTGGCTATATAACAAATGCTACTAGGTCTTCTATTGTTGGTGGTTCTATTAGTTATATTGGGTCTAACCGAAATGATATATTTCGTTCTGATACATGTTCTATATTAAGCGCTATAGACTCTTATGTTGGATATTCAGATAGAGGTTCAATTATAGGTGGTAGAACTAACAATATTGGTTCTGGTTCGAATTTTACCACAGTACCAACAGATAGTAATGATAATTATACAAACAATTGTGTTATAATTGGAGGAAATCAACAGAGGATTACTAAATATAATGGTTCTGGGTGGCTTCCTAACGAGCCTGATTTAAACAATTCTGCTATAGTTGGAGGGTTATTAAATCTTATTACTGGCCCTGAACAATCTAATACTGTTATAATTGGAGGAGAAAGCCATTATATAAATAGGTCCCACGATTTATCTGGAGGGTTTGGATTTGATAATAATATTATTTTAGGAGGTGATAGTAACATCTTGGCTTGCCCTACTGGAGGGAATGGGTTGTCTAATGCGGTCACTTTAGGTGGAAATGTAGTAATTGCTAATGATAGTACTAATAGAGATTTTTTATATCTCGCTGGTGAAAACTTTGTTGCAGAGGATATCAATTATATTGAATCTTTTCAAGCTGGTGATTCTGGCGCAAGAACAATAGTTTTAGATTGCAATACTACAGGCTTTACAGGGTATTGGCTTGGCGGCTTAAGTGTAGGTACTGCAGATTACGCTGAGTATTTTGAATGGAATGATGGAAATCCAAACAACGAAAAAAGATATGGATATGCAGCATCTATAGTTAATGATAAAATAGAAATTGGAAATTCTAATATAATAGGAATAGTTTCTTCACACCCTGGTGTGATAGCTGATACTCAAGTTTTTAAATGGAAAAATACATTCTTATCTGATGAGTTTGGAAGAAATATAATAGATACTTATAAGGTTTACAAGGTAAACAGTGGTCAAACAGAAGTTTATATAAGCGATAATGAAACAGCTTATATAGAATATCCTTCAGGAAATAATGTTTCAGGAGTTTTATATAATGGAGATTTAGATGATAAAGAATTTGTTAAAGACAAAAAAGTGCCTAGAATAAATCCAGACTTTGACATAAATCAAGAATATAAAGATAGAGAAGAAAGAAAAGAATGGTCTCCAATTGGTTTATTAGGAAAGTTACATGTTAGAACTTCTGAACAAATAAATACTGATAAAGTTAGTTTTGACACTAATGGTATGGCTATAAATGGTACTGATTACCATGTACTAAAATCAATAAAAGACTATGATGGAAATTATGGTATAGTTCAAATATTATTTAAATAATTATGGCTAGAGTAGATTTTGGAAATAATAGAGGAGAAAATTTAGCAGACCCTTTATATGATAAAGATGCTGTTAATAAAAGAACTTTAGCAAGAAATATAAGTAATGTTAAAGGTTCTTTTTTAGCTCTTACTGGAGGTACTGTTAGTGGTGACGTTGTAATATCTGGAGATACTACAATAGAAGAAGATTTAATAGTAAGTGGAGACACTATAATACAAGAAGATTTAACAGTAAATGGCATAACAAAAACTAATGGTAGAATTAAAAGCGTTAGGCAAGTTACTATAACTAATAGCGATTATAGCACAAGCCCAACAAAAGGATATACTTTAGGAGATGAGGTAATTTTTATTAAAGATGATTTAACAGGAGGAGGCGCTGTTGGGCAATACAACTTTAATTTAACTAGTCTGATTGGCAGTAAAGTGCCAGAAGGTACTACATTCGAAATGATAAAAATAAAAGATGGCACAGGTGGAAGCGTAAGAATTGGAGCAACTGTTCCTTTTGGGTCTAATTACACCTTAAACGGTGTAACAAACGGCCAATTAAATGTTTGTAGTGATATACATACATCTGTAACTCTTATTAAGTCTGGTTCTACTGCTATTATTTGTTACGGAACAGGTTTATAATTATGAATCAAGACCTTGTGATATTGTTCTGAAATCTTGATTTACATTAATAGTTTCTCTAATTTGTCTAATATCTACACTTCCATCATTGAAATCTTTCTTTCTAGTATATAAGTTATATTGTCTGTAGATATTTCCATTCTCATCAAAATAAGTTAATATACCAGTTGAATTATCTCTTGTTGTATTTCCATAAAGTGCATAAGATAGAGTTTTAACATCATGCTCTACCATTTCAACTTCTATATGAACTGGGTCGAAATAAGTATTGGTTAAGAATATTTCTTGACCAGCTGAACCTATATTTCCTCCACCCTTTCCAGAAACCAAGCTTCCTTCGTCTGGACTTACAGTTAGAAACAAACTAGCTCCTGCTGGGTCTAGCACATAACTAATTGCCCCTCTATTTACAGTATTGTTATTTGTTGCAGGAGAAACTAAATCACTACTAGTTATAATTTTATTAGAATTTTTTATTTTTAATCCAGTATTCTTGTCTATATATTCAATAGACCAACCAACTAAAGTATTTGTTTTTTTAAATTGAGATGAAGGTATTATAATTCCTTTTTTAGAAATTTGAACTCCAACTTCATCTTCTGTAACAACAACTGAACAATCTGTTATTTGTAATCTAAAAGTTTTTGGCTTTATTACTACTGAGTAAAATCCTAATTCTGTAAATACATTTGATGGTAGTCTTAATTTATACATTCCATCAGCGCCTAACATTTTTAGCAAATCATTTTCACTAATAGTATCATATAATGGCTTAAAAGATAGTTCACCTGTAGACTCTCTATCTGGGCTATATGCATATAATATATCTACATCTTCAGCAGTAACATCTGCAAGTTTTTTAGTACCGTATATACCTACACTCATAACAATCTTTTATTTAATATAAATATAATGAATTAAAAATATTTTGAAAGATTTATTCGTTTTTTGTTTTATAAGATTTTTGAATAGCTTCAGGAGTTATTTGTTTATCGCCTTCTACTGCTAGACTTAGAGTTTTTTGAACCTTTGGCTGGTGATAATCCACCTCTTTGTTTATTTGTGCTATTAAAAAAGTTATCAGTCCAAACTTCAAAAGGGTCAGTTTTTTTATTTAAATCTACAAAACAATTTTTTAAAACAACTCCATCTTCTATGCAGTCTGCATAATATTTAGAATAATCTGTTGATAAAACTTGACCTATTTTTTGGTCTATTTGTATATATAGATAATAATCATCTTGCGTATCTCCAGAAGTTAATTCAAAATTTTGTCCTGCAGATTGGAATACGTCATAAGTGCTTCCGTCTACTCGACTTCCTTGTGTTTCATATTGTATTTCTAATTCTGTAGAACCACTATTTACTTGTATAAGTTTATTTAAAGATTTGTTTATTCTTTCTTTAGTTTCGTAATCAAAATTGTTATCCTTAAATTCTACATTTTTTGTAGAAAGCAAACTATAATACAAAAGAAATTCAGATGGCTTTTCGTTAAGTTTTACCTTTTGTTCGTAATAATTATTTAATAGAGGATATACTTTATAAGGTTTAGTATATATAAATTCAAACTCTTCTGGTGTTAGTGCGTTTCTTAAATATTCTACAAATGCATTTGTAACCTTAGCATTGTCTGGGTTTTCTAAATATTGTATTACATTGTTTTCGTCAACTAATTGATTAGGAGTTATTGATGCATTATCATAAACTAAATAACCAGATTGGTTTATTAATTTAGAAGTTGGCTCAGGTCTAGGTGCATCTAAAGTTCCAAAGTTTTTTAATATTTTATACCTCCTAATCATTTATTTATTTTTATTCCATATTTTTGAGCTTTAACCTCAACTGAAGAGTCGATTGAGTTTTGTTTTGGTGTTACAGATTTTATATCTCTAAAAAATCCTAACTCTATAAAATAAGGATTTACAAATTGTCTTTGAACTTCTGTTTTTAAAGGGTCTATTTCAATATCTACATATTCGTTTATGGTTATATCTTTAAATATAGATATAGTTATATAGAAGTCTTTATCGTAAGTATCCGCTATAACTCCATCAGTTCTTATAATACCACCTTCAAATTTATTTATTCTTATTTTATGTCTTTGAACATCTTCCATATATTAATAAATATTAATGATTTATTTATTTGTTTATGTAGATTGTAACGCATCAAACTGTTCTTGAGATGATGTATAAGGACTTGGAAAAGCTTCACAAGGTATAAGAGTATCATTATAAGTAGTGGCACTACATGTTATGTATTCTATTTGTGATTTACTAAATTTTCTTTCTAAAACTTTAGTGTATGTTTCTCCAAAAATTCCTCCTGCAAAAAAACCTGTAGGATTAACATTAGGATTTTCAAATACATCAGACAAAAATACAGTTCCATTCATTTCTATTCTCTTTAGAATGTTTGATGATGTAACAGGTGGTAGTGCTGGTATTACAATTTCATCTCTAGGTCGAAGTATGCTAGTTGGAAGATTAAATGTAATAACATTTCCATTCTCATCAACTACTTCTGTCTGCTCTACGCCTGTAGGAATTCTAAATATTCTAGTATTAATAGATTCTAATCTACTAGTTAAGAAATATGTAGAATTTTTAGCTAAAGGTGTAGCTTCGTTTCCATTAGGGTCTAAATCAATAGTTACTTTGCTAAATTTTCTAGAATTTATAAATGCTGTCTCTGTGGTTTGTTGCCCAAAAGCGACAGTACTAGCAAAACTGCTGGTAGACTGAATAGGCTCTGCTTCTATTTGAATTTTATATTTAGTTTTTAAAAATTGATTCAATTGTTTTTTTAGACCAAAATTAGAAGGCAAATCTATTTTTACAGTTTTAAATCCAGCACTTATTTCTGGCTGGCTGGTTGAACTTGTAGAATAAGTTTCAACATTAAATGAAGTTACAATCTCATTAGTTCCAACGTATTTTGTTCCTTTTGGAAAAGATAATTCTATCGATTCAGCTTTTTGGTCTATATTAAAAGATTCATCCTCAATAAATATAGGTTCACCTAAATTTGTAACAGTTATTGTATATTTAAAATCTGAAGTAAGAGCACCAGGAGTAAGAGTACTGGGCGGAACTATTGGAGGTGCGTCTATACAAAGTAAATTTAACTGTTGCCTCTCTGTTAGTAAATAATCGTTCATTCTAAACATTCCAAAACCCTTCTCTTTATTTCCAGGAATCACAAATCTAGTAAAATTTGGTATCATTGAATCTTTTATGGTTATGATATGCTCATTTTCAACGTCTGGTGATATAATAGCGTTTTGAGTTGGGTCTTTAAGTTTTAATTTTATATTTAAATCGTTAGAATAACTAAAATCATTTAATATATCAATATCAAACTTAAAACTAGAAACTCCTTCTCTAAGGCTAATTACTTTTTCAAACTTTCCAAAAATCTCTCTTTCAAATTCAAAAGAAAAGCTTGCTTCTATATTTTCATTTCTATTAGGAAATCTACTATAAAAAAGTGAATCATTTTCTAAAAGTAAAGTATCTGTAGTTACTTCTATTATTTTTATCTCTAAATTTGTATCTATAGGAATTCCGTTTTTTTGTGAATTATATGTTATTACAGAACCTACAGAAAATCCATCATCTAAAAAACTTCCACCATCTTTTCTTACAATTTTACCTGCCTTATTTGAACCTCCAAAAAGTGAAGGAAACGGAACTCTTGTATTTACATCTATATTTATTGTATAGTTAACTTGTTCAACTGTGGTGTTTACAGTTGTAGAGTCAGTTCCTAAAAAATTTTCTCCGATTATAGCTGTAGATTCAGCCAAATCAGCATATACTGTTACTGTTTGATTTGGAACATTCATTGGTCTATCCAGAAAAACATCTATAGAAAGAGTTTTGTCGCCTTCAAGAACTTCTTGTGAAGGTATTGCAAACCTAACAGGTATAGGCTTGTCTTTGTCTTCTATTGTTAAAAAGAATTCATTATTCGTATCGCTCTCATCTACATATTTAAAATTATTAAACCCAAACGTTACATTTTCTGTATCTTCTACAAATAAATCATCAACAATTTCTACTGATACTTTTTTATATTGCTCTCCTATATCCCATTTTAAAGTTTTAGTTGTAAAAATAAAATCTTTATTAGGGTTTCTTACTGTTCCATCTTCCTTTACAATAACATCGACTTCTTCTATTCCATATACACTAGGATAATCTAGTTTTACAAAAAATTCAAATGGCTCTGAAAAATTTTCATCTACTTTTCCAAAACTTTCTTCTATAGTAGCGTTGTTTATATCTGTAGACTGAAATGAATTATTTATAGAATTTTGAAGCTCATCTATAACTTCTTTAGAAGTGTTTTGTATTTGAGGGTTTTGTAATAAAGAAGTTGCATTATTTATAAATTCATTTTCTAAAGAATTTAAAAAAGAAACTTTAGGAGGTCTAAGCAAATTTAAATCTGCTCTAATCCAATGAGTATCATAAAGAAATTTATAATCATTATCTACAATAGTTTGATTACCATTTAAATCAATTTCTACAGTTTCTGTACCAAAAGGTATTTTAACTCCTTCTGAATTATAATGTAAAAAAGGGATTTTTATATTAGCATAAACCTTATCTCTATCATTTCTTATTTTTAAAATTAATTCTTTAGTTTCTCCTAAATTATTAATTCTAATAGGACTTAATTCAAAAATAAAATAATAAGAACTTTTTTTGTTTAAAAATATGTTTTTACTTAGTCTGCCATTGTATGATAGTGGTACAGTTTTTATATTATGAAAAGCTTTAGGCTCTATGTTTGTGCTAAATTTAGGAGCATAAATTGAATCTAAATGATTTGTTGATATTTGTATGTTTGTATTTTCAGTATTTGCAAAATTAGCTTCACAAATCCCATAAACACAAAACTTTAAAGACCTTTCTCTTTCTTTTATAAATTGGTCATTTAAATTAAAATTATTATTTATTATTTCATTTACTAATTCATCAGAATCTCTGGAAAGTTCTAAATTAACAAAAGTATCATTGTTTTCGTAAGGGAAAACATCTTTTTTGCCTAATACTATTTTTATTTTTTCTTTCATTTATTGACTCTTTTAACTTGTTCTTCTAATTCCAAAACCACCTGTACTACACTGTGTTTCTATAGAAACAGTGTCAAGGTCAATAGTTGCATTAGACTTTCCAGAAGCTTCTACCAAAATTCCATTAAAAAAGTATGTACCATTTCTAGTAAACCCATTGTTACCGCCACATTTTTTAAAATTATTATCACTATCCAATTTTACATTTCCTTGACCTCCGCTAACTTGAGTAACAAAATAAAAAGTTTGTACTGTAGAATTGGGCTGACCATCTTCATAAATGTTAAGATAATTTGAACTTCTTACTCCTGCTCGTTTTATTGAAGTAAAACATCTAACTTGATAAGACACTTTTTCATATGTATTTTCAAGAGCGTCATAATCTGTGTTTGTTCTTAATGTAATCTGAGCGCCAGTCGTTACATTAAATTCAGCCACCCCATTAGGTTCTATTGACTTTTTAACACCACCAACATCTACTGACCTCTCTACACTTCCAAGGTTTTTTATTTCAATAGTCATATCAGTTGCAATACTAACTTGTCTATTTTTAGTACCTATTCTCAATTCAGTTCTATCGTTATTTTCTTTATCGTTTGCCTTTAAGACATCACCACAGTTTATTTTTATAAATTTGGCAATTTCAGGAGGTCTTGGATTTATTAAATCTTCTGGCTCATCATCTATTACTCTATAAATATCTAAAGCTCCTGCTCGTAACCAATTTGGTAGACTTGCGTCTAAATTTAAATATAATTTTTCTCCATCTCTAAAAACAGAACTTACAGACTGTAAGTAACTTTTTGGTCTAAAATCTTCAGTAGGAAGTGAATATTTATCATTTATATCTGAACTCATCATAAAATCTCCCCATCCTTCAGATTGAACTCTTCCCCAACCTTCAGGTTTTAGCCAATAAGAAAACCCAGCCTCAACCCTTTGATATTGCTCTCCATTTTTTACTTCATAATTTGCTTCAGTTCCAAAATTGCCTTGGTGATAATAAGGTCTAAAACCGTTAGACCATTCATCATCCCACCTTGAATTGTTTTCATATTTATAAATTCTATATCTAGTTACTACAGTTCCAAATCTATTAAACAAAAATTCGTTTGAATCCAAACCTATCATTGTAGCGTATCCATGACCTACATTGTCGTCTTCGCCTTCATATATAAATAAGCCTGGCATATCTCCATCTTGGAATCTAGGCTGAAGTTTTATATTATAATTTTTTCCTTCAGAATTTTTTGGTTGTGATGGTATGCTATATTTGTTTGGATAGTTTATTGTCCAAGGTCTTTCGTATGGAAATTGATTTAAGGAACTTTCTGGTGGTTGACCTGTTGCATCTTCCTTTCCTGAACCTGGTCCTCTATTTATGTCAAAGTGACTAGCCTTTTGTTGAAGGGCAGTCTGTTGTGTAATTTCTTTTCTTAAGAATCCTGTAGCTCTATAAAGAGGAGTTTCAACATCTCCTCCAAAAAGCATTTTCATCTCATAAGCAGAAAGCCAAACTCCCTTTCTGCTTGACAGTCCATTTCTTGCAGAATCTTTAGAGGCGTAACCTTCAGGGTCATATAAGTTTGCGGGAAGCCTAAAAGCTTTCCATCCATCCCCTCTAAATTGAGCTTGATATTTTGTTGTTTGAACTTGATTAAACCACCCAGTCTTTTGTGCTTCATCTCTACTATATATATCTAAAACCTCTACCATTTCATTTACTAGTGGATAACCTTCTTTTGTCATGTCTTTTACAAGAACATTTAAGGAGTCAAAATTTCCTGATGCTAGTAATTCTGATAAGTTTTTACCATCATTTGCTATTGGAGAGACATAATATGTACTCCACTTTCTCATATCTATACTTGCAGTTATATCAATTTGTGTATAGCCAGTACTAAAAGTTCCCCAAGAAGGTCTTACCCCAACTGGTATTTGTCTAAAATAAAAATGAGGAACAGCATCAACATTTGGGCCTGAAGATGTTGGGTAAGGAAAAAAGTTAAATTGAACCTCATCTTTTGTCATACCTTGTTTTAACAAATCAACTTCAAACATTAATATTTGATTTCCAACAGGAACATTTTCTATTATAAATTCTCCATTTTCATCTGTAACAGTAGAGTACAAATATTGTTCTGGTACATTTATTGAGTTTTTATTTTTTAGTATAGGATTTACATTTTCTAATCCTTGCTTTAGTTTTCTACCTAATTTTTTCCTTGCATTTTCAGAGCCAAAATCTGTAACAAAAGAAAATTCATCTGCATAATCTTGAATGTTAGAATTTTCTATAAAATTAAGAGTAATTCTATCTCCTTCTTCATCTAAAGAGGCTACAGTTGGAAATTGGTCAGACGGATTAAATATTATAACAGGAACATTTTGTAAGGGTATCTTAACTCTTTCTCCGCTTTCATCTGATATTTTTTGTCTAGCATATAAAGTTCCCATAACAACTCCTGTATCTGAGTTTTGCTCTGGAAATGATGCTAATGGATTGTTTTTTACACTTAACGTATCTAATGTATCATAACTTCTTATTAAAGATATGTCTACATTATAATCTTCTTGCTTTTCTCTTTGAAAGAAAACTCCTGTATAGCCACTATCTCCAGAAATTATTTGAGCTTCGTTATTGAATGCGGATTTTGCATTTATTTGATTTACATCTGCTATTACATCATTGTATTTTACAGAATATTTTTTTCCTTTTATAACACTCTTAACTTCTTGTTTGTCTAAAAATTCATATTCTGTAGTTAAAGGTTTTCTTCTAAAATAAGAAGTGTCTATTTTATCTAAAAGTTCAACTACTTGATTGTCATTTCCTATTACTGCATAAGCTTCTTGACCTTCTTCAAAAATTTGTTTCCAAGGTCCTGTTATAGGTGTATTGGTATATCCTCTTGATTTAAAAAGTCTTCTTAAAAGTCTAGGGTCAATATCTACATTTGTAAAATATGTTCCTACAAGAATGTCTCTATTAACCGTTATTTTCTTTATACTTTCTGACATAAAACTTAAAAAACTCTATAATTAATTTATAAACAAAATTTATAAAAAGTCAACTTTAATCTATTGAAATAGCAAAATAAACACTTTCATTTAAAACCTTTTTTGTGCCTAATTCATTAACTCTAAGTTCTATTTGATAATTTTGATTATCCATTAACCAAGAAGTGTCCACATCAATAAAAAATTGAGAGCAATTTTCTGACACTATTGTATTAAATTCTGACCACGGTATAACTTCAGTTATTTGATTTTCTACTAATCTGTATTCTAGTCCATAATATTCATTAGGAGTTCTTGTGCTATAATTAACTCTAGTGTCTGCATACAATCTCATCACTTCCCCTTTCTTTATTATAGCATTATTAGGTATTCCATATAAACTTACAACATAATCATTTGTTTTCTTTGGATAGTTAGTGTAATAACTGCCTAAAATTTGAAATGTTTGTTCAAAATTTTGTTTATCTACTCCCGGATTAAATGTTACGTCACTCCACACATCTTTGTATCTTTGAGACTTGGTAGCTGCACTCATTAAAACATCTACATAGTAAAAACCTTTTGTTAATAATGTTGGAGTTAAACCAGTATACACATCAACATTAGACATTGTTTTTATAGAAACAGTACCTGCAGAAAAATAATTTGCAGATGTATTTCCACTATAAACACTTAAAAATAATCTTGAAGTTCTATCGTTAGCCACCCTAACTCTATCATCTCTAATTATTTGATTGTCATAGACTACTTCTATAAAAGGCTTAAAAGTACTATTTGTTTTTTCTGTGTAAAATCTAGACAAATATCTAGTATCTCCACTGTCTAATTCATACTCTCTAGCATAAGCTACAGCAAATCCATTATTTTGAGAACCTCCACTCAACCAATCTTTAACTATGTCTGTAACATCCATATCTAAATCTTCATCTCCTTTATCGAAATGTTGAGTAGAATAGTGAGTTACTGAGCCTGTTGGATTTGTAAAAACTCCTGGTTCATCCCATAAAGTTGTACTTGTTGCATAGTTCCAATTAGAATATCCAGTTAAATTTGTATCTCCTCTTGAAGTTTTTATAAATTCACTACCTAACAAATCATAACCTCTTCCTTGGTCCCAATATTTATTTATAGGAAAAGCTATCAAATCAAAAGAAGTTGCTATTTTTTTTGCTCTTTTTGCAAATTCAAAATCAGATTCTAATAATTCGTCATCTGGAACTACATTTGTCATTCTAAGCCTGTAAGAAGAAACGAAGTCTGGATTTATTTCTTTTGAGTTTATTTTAGATTGCAATTCATCTAAATCAAATTGTACTAAATATCTTGAAATACTAGCTCTAGTAGAGTTGCCTCCGTACCAAAGAATGCTCCCTGGGTTATAGCCTGCATTAAAGGCTTCATAAAATCCACTAGCTATTGTATTGCTTTTGCTAGGATATATTCGAAATCTTCCCATTTTATTTTATTTAAAAAAACATATTTATTATATATATCTAAATAGTGCTCGAAAAAAGTCTTTATTTTTTTTGCTTTTACTATTTATTTATATAATAAATAAAAATATGGCAAGAGGCATAAACATAAAATTTCCTTTTAAAGACACAGTACAAGGTGGAGTATTTGATGTAAACAAAACCACAAATGAAGCTTTAAAGGATGACTTAATTTCTTTGCTAACCACAAAAAGAGGTCATAGGGTCATGAGAAACAATTTATACTCTCCTGTTTATGACTATTTAATGGAGCCATTAGATGATTTTTCTAAAAAGCAACTTAAATTAGAAATAGAAGAAAAAGTAGAAGAGTTTATACCTCAAGTTACAATAGAAAATATAACCTTTTCTGAAGATACTTCAGAAACTGATAGAAATTTTTTATCAATAAAAATATTTTTTAAGATACAAAGTTTTTACGAACTAAAAGATTCAATAACACTAAATATTCCAAGAGATAATAATATATCAGAATAATTAAAAAAATAATAAAGATATGCCAGAAATAAAGAAACAAAATTATTTGAATAGAGATTTTGATACTATATCAGCAGATATAGAAAAAATACTAAAAGTATATTTCCCAGAAGAGTGGCAAGACTTTAATGTAAGTAGTGCTGGTATGGCTTTAGTTGATTTACTAGCATATGTTTCTGATTTATTATCTTATTATACAGACAAAAGGTTTAATGAACTTTTCTTAGATGGAGTAAGTGAACCAAGCTCTGCATATAGGTTAGCAAAAACTTTAGGATATAAAGTTCCTGGAAGAAAAGGTGCTTCCACCCTAGTAGATGTAGTTGTTAGAGTTCCTGCCATAAGTACAGGTCCTGACGAACAGTATTTACCTCTTTATAGACCTGGTATGCGTATTGAAGGTGGAGGTCAAAGTTTTGAGACAGAATTTGAAATAGATTTTTCTTCAGACTTTTCACAAACTGGTGTTGCAAACAGAACTGTTGAGCCAGTTTTTGATGCTTCTCAAAATATATTAGAATATAAAATTACTAAAAGAGAATTTTGTGTTGCTGGTACTACAACTATTCTTAGAAAAGTTATAACAGAAGAAGATTCTAATACTGCTTTTTTAGAAGTAAATTTACCAGAAACTAATGTAATAGAAGTTGTAGATGTAATTGCATACCCTACAACTGATTCAACTTTTAATCCTACATACACTGATTATCAAGATTTTGATATTAAATATTATGAAGTAGAACATTTAGCAGATAATAAAATATTTACTGATGAAAACTCTTTAAATTCTTTTGCTAGTTGGATTGAAGTTAATAGAAGGTTTACTAAAGATTTCGCTCCAGATGGAAGTTGTACACTAACTTTTGGCTCAGGAACTCCTAATGTTGATGCTTATGCTGAGTATTTGCAAAATTTAACTGTTACAAATGCAGGAGAAATAAATTATAAAAAAATGTTTAACAATACTTCTTTAGGCTCTAAACTACCAGCTGACCATACTTTATTTGTAAAATATAGAATTGGAGGTGGAGAGTCAACAAATATAGGAAGTAGAGTTTTAGGTTCTGTATCAAATATAGACGCTTTAATATTAGGTGTAGATGCACAAAAAAATGATGCTGTTTTATCTTCTACTAGAGCCACTAATATAATACCAGCCTTAGGAGGTAAAGGACTTCCTAGCGTTCAAGAAATAAGATATGGAGCATCAAGTAATTTTGCAGCTCAAGAGAGATGTATAACATTAGAAGATTATATGTCTAGAGTTAAACAAATGCCTGGTAAATATGGAGTTCCATTTAGAGTTGGTGGAAGAGTGAATGATAACAAAATCCAATTATACATAATATCTAAAGATGCTAATGGTAAATTGACTGAAGATTCTACCAGCGTTCTTAAAAATAACATTGTTGAATATCTTTCTAGGTATAGGTCAATAAATGACTTTGTTGAAATTAATGGAGCAAAAGTTATTAACTTAATGTTTGAAATAGATTTGTTAACAGATAAAAGTTATAATGCAAACGAAATTAGATTAGAAGCTTTAGAAAGTATGAAAAAGTACTTTAATGTTGATGATTGGGAGATGAACCAACCTATTTATATATCTCAATTAACAGATAATATTAGAGAAATACCTGGTGTAATAAACGTTGTAGATATTAAAGCTTATAATGTAGATGGTGGAAGATACTCTTCTACTTTAATTTCTCAAGCGAATGGTCCTACTGAGTTTTTAAATAATAATGCAGCTTTAAATGGTAATACAAATAACTCTGGGGCTAGGAGAACTTTAATAAACTATATAGATAACTCTATATTGTCAACTCCTTTGTCTATGTTTGAAATTAGATATCCTGATACAGATATATTAGTTAGAACTAGTTAGTCCTAACAGAATTCGAAAGTATTTCAGCCATTTTACTAGGTTCTTGATAAGCTTTTAAATCAGCTACATAATCTACTTCATCAAATTCAGGAGATACAGGGTTTTGAGGCTGATGTATATGGTTTAGGCAAAATCTTATTATTATTTGTAATAACTTTTCTAACTCGTCTCCCAAGACTAAAGGGTGTAATTTTTTTGCTTGTTCTCCATAAACTTCTAGTCTGGTATTTGTGTCAATCTCTATGTTTTTAAAGACAGAATTATTTTCTAAATTTCCATTTTCATCTAATCTTCTATTTTTAGCTGCTTGAACATCTGAAGATATTAAATTTATATTAGAAGCAACAATATTAGTTTGAGAAAAATTTTGTACATTATCTGCTAAATCAAAAGGTGAACCTGGCAAAACTGTACTACCTTGTCTTAACTGAATAAAACATTTAGTTTCCTCATTTCTTTCAAAAGTAGAAGAACCTTCTTGTATAGAACCAGCTCTTATTAAGACTTCTCTAGATTTAAATATAATATCAGAATCTTCTTTTCCTTTTATGTATATATACTTTTCATTATTGTCTACAATAGAAGAATTTCCAGCCTGAGCTTTATTTTTTTCTAAAAAACTTAATTTGTTAAATAATTTTATTGCAGAAGATGGTGTTTCGCTTTTTGTTGTTGGGTTTTTAACGCTTCTTATTGGCCCTATATAGTATCTATCATTATCTGGTTTTGACGGATTTGCAAATAATATATATACCATTTCTCCTGGTTCTGGTACTGAACTAAAAAAGTCTGGTATAAGTGGGAAAGCAACTATTCCTCTTCCACTTGTTGCTTCTGGATTGTCTTTGTCTTTTCCTCCGTCTATTATATTTCCATTTTCGTCTTTATCTATTATTTTTACAGTAATTCTTCCCATTTTTGAGGCGTCAGAATTGTCCAAAACTTCTGCATAGTATATTATTTTATTCTTTGTAGTTTGAGAATCACTTGCAGTTGCAACTTGTTGTTGTACGGAATGTGTTATATATTTCGATAGAGCGTCAGGTAACATATTACTTATTGTCTTTTATTTCACTAACTAATTGATAATATTTTTTTTCTAGTAAATCTATTTCATCTAAAATAGAATCTACATATTTCTTTTTTTCATTAAATTCATCAACTACATTTTGTAACTCTCTTAATAGCTGAGTCTTTGATTTTTTGACCGTTTCTTCCATAATAAATTAATTAAGTAGCAACTGCGTTTCCGCCTTGAGGCAAAGGATTAGAGCCTACTGATGCTACTGGCCCTCCTGCATTTCCTCCATTAGATTGTACAATCATACCTGAATTAACTGCTATATCTATTCTCATATCAGATTGTATTGAGTCAACTATTTCTTCTGTCATTATTTTAGTATACTCTTCCATAACGTTTGTACCACCCCCAGGAAGAGGTCCGCTTGGTATTCCTGCCTTTTGAAATCTAGATATTATGTTGGAAGATATAGAATCACTGTCTAGTCCAGGTCTAGCATCTGATAAAAGTATTTCAAACAAGCTTAATTTAGGTATTCTAACTCTATCAAATTCAAAAAGAAATAATACAAAGTTAGCAAGAGCTTCAGATTTTTGTAATTTTTTATTTGGCTTAATACATCCCATATTTATAAATATATCTTAATATTTTTTAATTAGTTCTATTCTGATTTGCTAAATTAAATATATCTTGAATTCCACTAGAATTAAAGGCATTTTGAAATGCAACAGCTTTTGAAGCCGAACTAGCCGCTCCTTCAACAAATTCTAAAGCTTTAAATCTTTCTAAAAGTCTCTTTCTTAATTTTAATATTTTTTCTTGAGCTTTTTGTTGTATTATTCTTTTAATTTTAATTTTTAATTCAGCTAAAAGCCTTTCTAATATCATTGATAAAACTAAAGCATAAAGAGAGTCTATTAAACTTTGAGAAAATGCAGACTTCTTTTTAAACTCTTCTTCATCTCCACTTTTACAAGCATTATTTATATCACAAGGACTAGACAAAAATTCAGAAGGATTAGTTATGGCATCTTGACCAGTTTTAGAAAGCTCTACATTAATAATATTAAATACAGTTTCTATTTCAGGACTTACAGAAAATGCAACGCTAACATATTGTAGTATTTTTTCTATTAATATTTGAAAGAAACTTCTTTTAACTTGATTTCCGTCTTGAGCGTTTCTCTGAGCTTGAACTTCGTTTTGTATAAAATTTGAAAGCAAAGTGAAAGAGGTTGCTGGGTTTGGTCTGTCTGCTTCTGATACTCCTAATACTTCTGCAGATTCTAAATCAAATTCCTCTATAAAGTTTTCTGGTAAAGATATTTCTACTTTTTGACAAGATATTATTAATTCAATTTTTCCTTTTTTTAACTGTTCTTTTAACTCTATTCTATTAAATTCTAAATCTTTATCAGTTTGACTAGGATTGTTTGTTACAGAAAACATAGCTTCTCCACAAGCTGCAGAATTTAATAGTTTATCTTGTATTTCTGGGTCTTCGCTCATTAGTTCTTTAGGTCCAAATAACATAGTTGTTATTTGTCTAACCAATTCTCTTTTTCCTATAATTAATTCTGGTAAAAGATATTTGTTTAAGTATTGAATATTAGTTAAACCTATATCTGCAGGATTAAAACTAAGGTCTACTATTGCATCTAATGAATTTTGTAAATCTGCTACTATACTTGAAGTTATTGCACTAAACTGAAATCCTGAAGGAACGTCTAAACTACCAACTGGTATGTTATCTAGAGAATCTGACTCTTCATTAGTAGGCTCTCCTATTACTGGAATCTGTACTTCGTTACCATTTTCATCTACTATTGTCTGTTGAGTTATAGTACTTCCTTCTGCTGGGTATTGTATTCCATTTTTTTCAAAACCAACACTATGACTAAATCGTAAGCTGTTGTAAGCTTCGGCAACAGTTGCACTATCAGATGTTGTGCTTGCTGTAAATGATGGTAAGCCTACATTGTTATCTACTTTAAATATAACACTTTTGGCAGATGCAGGATATTGTTTTGTTAAACCAGTATTTTCATCTATAATAATATTTGCACCATTTGAAACTAAATTTTCTTCAAAACTATCTACCTCGGATTCTATGTCTGACAAATAATACACGGCATCGTCTGGATTTATAGTGAACAATTTTTCAAATGTAGGTAAGTTAGGATTGTTATTTTCAACTTTAAGGTTTACAGTTAAACTCTCGTCATTTTCGTTAGACTCAATAGCATTAAAATAAATGTCTGCTTGTTCTTCAGTGTTAATTACTTTAGGAACTAATGTATTTCCTCCTATTTCTCTTGTAAAAAAATATTCTAAAGGCTCTCCTACTACAGTATAAGTGTAAGCCACTGTATCCGTTTTTGGATATACTATTCCATTGTCTGGTGTGAATCCTTTTTGTTGTGCTTCTTCTTGAAGTTGAGATTCAAATTGTGGTATGGTTCTGTATCCTAAAGGACCTTCTAAAGTTGTGTATCTAGTAAATGGAGGATAATCATCTGATTCTTCTCCGTTTACTAATGGAAAAACATAAGTTTCTATCTCTAAACCAAGCGGACCATCTACAATGTCTGAGTTGTAGCTATAAGTAAATACAGTAGAAGCAGAAACAGTACCTCCAGACATTAAATTATCAACGTCTTCATTTGTTTTTTCTTGTTCTTCAGGATTTGTTTCTACCCCTTCTGTTGAGCTTGTTGAGCCTGTTGACCCTGTTGCTTCAAATATAATTTTTTCTTCTAGTTCAAAATTTAATAGATTGTCTTTACCTCCTACTACTGTAAATAAAGGTTTTAAACTATCTTCATAAGCTTCTCCAAAATAAGATGCAGAAATATCATACTTTCCTCCCTTAACATTATTTATGCTGTATTTTCCATCAAAATCTGTTTTTACAACAAGTCTAGGTTCAGCTCCTAAAATTTCTACTATAGCACCTGGTATGGTTTCGTTTTTTCCTTTTTCAAAAACCTGACCAGTTATATTTCCAAATGGAGGCTCTATACCAGCTATTTCGGTTGAAGTTTTAGGATATTCTATACCATTATTTACAAAACCAAATCTATTGGCTTCATCTTGTAGTTCATCTATTATTTCTTCTGTAGTTCTTTCTCCAACTTCTAATGGACTATAAGTTATTTGAAATTCTGGGAATGCGCTTTCGTAATTGTTTTTTATAGTTATTACTAGATTATTTTGAACTTCTACTGCTTGAGAAGATAACGCCTCTCCTTCTTTTGGATATTGTTGTCCATTTTCAGAAAATCCTGTATTTTTAGCTTGCTCTTTTAGTTCTTCAACAATTCTATTAGATTCTGATATTTCATTCCCTGTTGTATCTGTATAGCTTTTTTGTATACTATCTAATTTGTCTACTTCGGAATTTCCCAAAGTTGAAGATGGTATAATTGTTATTGTTATATTGTTTTCATCAGCGCTTTCATCTATGTCAATTGAGTAACTATATTTAACAATATTATCTTGAATTTCTTCAGAAGAGCTTGTTATTGGCGTTTCTTCTGCAAAGAACTTATATTCAATTACATCTACCTGCCTAAAATCATCAGCATTTTCAGTAGTACCAGTTTGTCCAGAAAAAACTGTTGCTCCACTTGTTATTGTTTCTCCAGAAGTTGACGGCACTCCTTCTGGGGCTAAATATATATCTCTAGCTTCCAAAGAATCTGCTAAAGCTTTAATAATCATTTCTTCAAGAACAATACTGTCAGGCCCAGCTACAGCAAATATTTTGTTCATGAACTTATTAAAAACTTTATCACCTTCACCATTTCCAGAAACAGAATTCAATAACTTTAAAGAAAAGTCAAATGTGCTTATCTGTTGTTCTTCGCTTAAATTTGGAAATAAATTATCAGGAACAGACGTATAAGTTCTCAATGAATTAACTTTTGAGACTGCTTTAGCCTGAACTTCTGTCAGAGGTGAATTTAATGGAACTTTAAAAGGCATATTATTTATCTGGGTTTTCTCTTACGTAAGTTGATATTTTTCTTTTTAATTCATCGCTTAATCCAGAACCTGTTAAAGAATCATCACTATTTTCTGAATCTTTATATATTATGTCTTTTATCATTTTTGCAACTCCAATCATTGCATTAGACCTTTCTGCAGCTACTTTTAAATAGTCTACAGCAAATTTTCCTTGTAATATAAAATCTTCAGGGCTTATTATAGTTTCGTCTTGCCTTCTATATCTTTCTAAAGATAAATCCCTTTCTTCTTCCATGTTTTTTAGAGATTTGTCTATCAAGCTTTTAAACATAGAATTTAAATCGTTTTTGTCGTTTAAATCTTCCATAATATTTTTATTATAAATAGGATAAACAAAAAAACTTTATTGTAAACCTTTTAAGAAGTCTTGTTTAAAGTTTTTATAAAATTCCCTTATTCTAGTAAGCGAATATGTTATTTCTTTTGTTTGTAATAACGTTCTTTCTTTTATTAAATGATATAAAAGATTTTTGTTATATATGTTTATAACTTCGTGTCTTTTAAATATAAAAATTATAGCTTCAATAACTTTTTTATCGTTTTTTAATATTTTAGGATTATCTATTCAGATTCTAATTTTTGTATAATTTCTTTAAAAACTACAGAATTTGTTGCTTCTGATTCTATTTCTGCATTATTGCTATCATTTTTTTCGTCTAATGTATATTCTGCATTAGATTCTTCTATATTGATATTAATCTGCATATTTTTATATGAAACTTTCTTTTCGCCCATAAGATAATGTTTGGCTATAGTTCCAAAGAAAGCAAAAGCTCTTGTTCCTTTTGAAGGGTCGTATCTGTCCATTTTTGTAATCAAAAAAGACATGCAATCTTCTTGAAGTTCTCTAACTTCAACATCTGTTCTAAAAAGTTTATATGTATATATTATATTTTCTACCAGCTTTTTTAGAGGCTTATATATATCTTCTCTAAAAATTTTATCTTTTTTATCTAAGTCTTTTTCTGCAATATATCTAGCTATAGCTCTTTCTTGAGCTCCAGACCAATAAACAGAAGATTTTTTATACTTTTCTTCTACTTGTTCTTCATTTATTATTCTTGAATACTCTTCCCTTAAAGACTCTATTGTAGTTTCTTCTGAGCGATTTATAAACTTGGGGGATAATACCGATATTTTTTCGTGTAGATAAACAAACTCTTCTCCTACTGAATCAAACTTTATTTGATTAAGAGGTTTTAATTTTTTTGATTGTCCTGACATTATTTTTCATTTTATTTTGTTTTTACAGGACAATTACATATATTTGTAAAATATCCTATATAGTTTGTCGTCTCAAATTTATTATGGTATAACAAAGGCAGCCTGGCAGGGCTGCCTTTTTCGTTAGAGAAATTAAGCTTGTGGCTCGTATTCTATCTCTCTATCTTCAGACATAAAATATTCTGATTTAGCCTGTTCCATCCAGAACCCTAACTCATGTTGAGTTATTCCTCCTTCTTCTTTACTTAATTGAGTTATATTAGAAGGTATTTTTGAAGAGAACTTACTAAATGCCGAATTATTTTTATCTAATCTCATTTGATATCCATATCTTGGCATTGTGTAAGTTTTTAAATCTTCATAAATCATTCTTAAGAAAAACTCATAAGAAGAAGCTAAATTCATATTTTCTTTGAAAGGATAAAATTTGCCGTCTCTTTCTTCGCTATATTCTTTTATATCTTCTACTTTAAACATGCATCCAGTAGGAGAAAGACAATTCCATGCCATTAAAAGCTGTAAATCAGCTTGACCAGCAACTTCTGCCTTTCCTTCTAGCCATGTAGCTTCGTTTAAGTGACCAGTCATATTTCCAGCAGAAATTTGTCTAGTTAAAGGTAAAAATATTGAAATGTCTTCAATTTCTGAAGAGTATCTTTCAAAGTGTTTAACCCAATCTTCTTCTACAAAATCTCCATTGTCTACAATGGAAAACCACTTGTATCCGTTTTCGTTTGATTCATTAAATGAATCGTTAAACACAGAAGAAAAACTTGTAGATTCAGTAACTTTAATGGCAAAATTTAATTTGTTTACTGGCTCTAGAACTTCATTTACAGGTTTTCCGTCCTCTCCATTTTTTACAATTATCTTTTTTGGAGCTTCTGCTATTTCACTTACTCTTTTAAGTTCTTCTTTTGACAAATCTTTTGATACTAAAATAAGTAAATCTGTTTGATTTGTTTGATTTCCCAAACTATATAAAGTTTCATTTAAAACTTCATCTTCTAGATTGGCTACTGGCAATACTGCTAGTAAGTTTTTATTATTTAATGTTTCTAAGTTCTTCAATTCTTTCATTTGTTATGTCTTTATAAATTTTTAAAATAGATTTTTTCTCTTCTTCAACTGAATAGTTTTTTAGAGTTTTTTCATATTCTTGCGAAACTTTTTCATCATCTAAAAGTCCTGCAAAATATCTATCCAATGCAAATCCTATTAATTCTGCTAGCTGGAAAACGTCTCCGTTTACCGCCCAAAAACCATTGTTTTCATTAATATATTCTTTACTTCCAAAAGGAGTCCATCCTACAACGTGAGTTCCACAAGCCATAGCTTCTAAAGGTAAAGTACCGAACCCAGCAATTTCATCAGTATATAATGCTATTGCTGATGACTTTAATTGTTTTGCAAAGTCTTCTTTTGATAAACCTTGTAAAGCTGCAAATCTAACCCATCTATAATGTGGGAAAAACTCATAAAAAGTTCTTATTACATTATTAGTTTTTAGTTGAGACTCTGGACCTCTTCCTGGCATATATGATATTAGAGGAGATTTTTCTGATAACTTTTCAGGAACATTGAAAAGCTCTCTGTCAATTGATTGTTTGTAGTTTCTAACGCTTAACCCAGGCATAATTGTATTGATGTATTGAGTTATTCCATCAGAAATAGAGATTACATCTTTAATTCCAAAATGTTGCCATTTTTGTCCTACTTTCATTCCTGATAGTATGTAATACCAACTTTGAGCAAAAACAATTCTTTTACAAGGTAGGTTAACAGTATTTTCCATAACATTAGGAAACCCTTCTGGTATAATCATAATATCTTCTGGGTTCATCATTAATGTTTCTATCTTTTCTGTTGTTCCATCAGTATAAGTTAGCTCACCTTCTGCTAAACACCTAAACTCTATACCTTCTTTTAAGTCTCCTAGCCAAGAAGGGTTAAATTTGTCAAAAATTATAACTGGTTGTTGAGCTCCTTTCATTCGAGCTTTATTTGTCGCTTCTATAGAAGCTTTGCTGTTTTGTTGAGGTTCATAAACAACTTTAACATTGTAACCTTCCTCTTTTAAAGTTTGTGCATGTTTGAACAAAACAGAAATTCCTCCACTAGGAGTGTTCATAGCAGGGCAGTATATAAAAATATTATAATCTTTTTTTTCTAATTTTTTTATAACTCCATTTATGACATCTTCTCTCTTTTGAGCTTCTTCCTCTTTTGTCTCTGAAATTTTTTGAGATACAGTTTCCATATATGTTTTAATTTATATTTTAATCAAAAATAATTATCTATTACCAAAAGTAAATGATAAATTAAAAAAGTATTAAAAATAAAAATGCCCGCCAAAAGACGGGCACTCTAACAGTTAGTAGTTCATGCGTAGTAGCAGAGGTTAGTAGTTACTTAAATATATCTTGTATAAACTTTTGATTTGTAATCTGTGTAATAGAATCAAATGAATAGTCAGCTTCTGAATAAGAATTATACATATGGTTTATTTTTATACACTTCTTATTTTTTGGCTTTGTTTCAAAAATCTCTGGACAATCTGAGATTACTACGTCAGCAGTTTCCCAAATTTCTTCATATTCCTTTACAAACTTTACATTTCTTATTTTACAAGCATTTTTTGCCAAAAAATGATATGTTGAAGATATTGAAGTTTGTTCGCATTTAGCAAATAAAACAACATCAAACAACTCTGTTTCATCTCCAAATATTTGTAAAAAATTAATAGAGTCCATAGATTTAGGAAAAGAATTTGCAGAAGCAAATATTTGAAAAGAATAGTCTCTATACATAAAATTATTTAAATCCTCTCTTGTATCAAACTGGTAATGGTTCAATAAGTCAAAAGTATCTAGGGGCAAATTTATCTTTTCATCTATAGTTCTTTGCAAAGCCAAAACAGCTTCTTCGTCTGGCTCTTTTGATTCTATATATCTATAATTGTCGTCCATTTCAACTATAGAATCATTAACTATAAAAGCTTTTCTATACCATGTATCAAACTGGTTATACAAATCTCTAGTTACGCCATCTATAGATATAGCTAATATTTTTTTCTTTTTTGACATATTATTATTCAGCTATTTCCTTTTCTTTTTCATCTTCTATAAAAGCAGAGTCTTTTAATAAGATTAAATTAAATCCATATAACTCATAATCGTCTTGTACTACTTGATTTTTAACTGAGCCTTTTCCTTTTGGAACGATTGCTAAATCATCTAAAGAAAAATCTTCACCGTATATTTCTTTTGTTAAATCAAAACAAGAGCTTGGCAATTTAAATTTAACATTACCATATAAAAATCCTTTTTTAATTTTAAGATTATTTACAATACCACAACTTAAAGAACTAGATATATATTCACGATAAATATCTCTTTCTTCTTCTTTTTCTATATCATCAATAGCATATTCTAAATCAAACCCAGAGTTTTCTTCAGTAAAATTTTCACATTCCTTAATCCAATTAGAAACTAAATTTTTTGTGTAGGCTCTGTGGTTTCTATTTTTTTTATCTACCTCTAAAATTTTGTATTCTTTTTCAATAATTTTCATTTGCAATAATAATTTAATCTTTTTAAGTATATATACAAATATAAAAAACTTATATTAATTAAAAAAATAAATTTAAAATATTTAATTTACCGCTTTGTTTCCTATAGCTAAATCTACTACCTCTGTTGGTATGTCTGCAAAAACACTTCTGTCATCAGGACTAAAAATTCCGTCAATTCCAGGATTACAATTTTCAAGACTCAAATCTTCATTAAAAAATATATCATCATCTACAAAATTTTCATTTACATTTATTTCAAAATGTGGTTCAGGCAATTCAAAAAGTCTATCATTAAATATTTTATCTTCTTCTAATATGCTTTTTAATTTTAATTCAGTTGTTTTTGGTTTTTTGTTATATATCTTTTCTATAATTTCATCATTTAATATAAAATAATTATCATATGAAGATTTTATAGTATTAATTATTGTTTGTATATTTTTATCAATATAATTTTTATAATCTTCTAAGCTTTTTATAACATCTTTTAAACTGCCTTTCGATAGACTATCTAAATCCATTATAGAATAATTGTAATTGTTTATTTTTTTACAAGAACTTAAATCTATATTCATTTCACCTTCTTCTTCTAATAGAGATTTAGACAATCGTGTTGGAAAGAAAGATTCAACAATAGGTAAACCATTTACCGTTTTTGCAAAATTTAAATCATATAAAGTTCCAAATCCTAGCTTTTTAATTTTATTATATATTTTTTTATCTTCATAAATTTTAAAAAACTCTTGTATGTAATCAAAGGTTTTGTATTTAAGATTTTTATTAAACCTTTCTAAAGCTTGAACTACACGACCGTTCTTGTTTATTTCTAAATGGCATATTGTTTTTGATTTTTTATCTTTAAGAGCTAATATGCAAACCTTACCAGATTTTACAACAGATTTATAATCAGCTAAACAATTTCTCATTTCAATAGACTCAAAGCCTAGCTCTTTATATGTTAAATTTATAATAAAAGAACCGTCTTTAAAAGTGTGTAAAATTCTTGATTGAACACTTTCTTTGTTTTCTATATTTCTTTCAGATTCTATAATTACATTCTTTAAACTTACCTTCTTTAAAAGACTTTTGTTTTTAGGGGATATTTTTTCAAAATAATTTACACACTTTTCTATACTATCTCTAAAAATTTTACACTCTAATTTATCTTTATCGAATTCTTTTTCTATCCTCTCAACAAACCACACTAAATCTTTTAAGCCAACATTTAATTCTTTACAAAATTTTATAGTATCTATCGATTTTCCATTTTTTATTAAAAAGCTTTCTTTGTTATTCATTTTGTATTATTTAAAAGTTGTATAATTTAATTTTCCTTCTTTATTTTTAAAGAAATTAATATGCTGTGCTTTTCCATTTTTGTGAATTATAACATGAGATTGTAGCCAAGAGCTTGGTCCCATATTGTAACCAACTCTAATATGTGTAGAAGTTCCAACAGCTAAAGCTCCGTCTTTTCTTCCTGGAGAATGGTAATGTCCAACAATTATTTTAGTATTTAATTTTCTCATTTGTAATAAAGAGCCTCTTGAACCATTTGACCCCATATCACCATGTTGACCTAATTCCCAATCTAAAACTTTATAAGAATCTCTTCTTCCTAAAGTGATAAATTTTGGAAATCTTTTATTGATAATTGATGGTATTATTCCCTTAATATTGTTTGGATTCTCTGCATATTGCCTTAGAAGTATAGCTGAATATTCCATATATAATGGAGAGTTTTTTGGTGTGGGTTGGCGTTTCCAATCTTCATTTTTAACCCATCTATCTAAAAAGTCATCGTGATTGCTTCTTACTATTACAACGTTTTCATAATCTTCAAAAGGAACTAGCCCTTCTAACATTTCTGAAACTTCTTTTTGTAAATCATTGTTTCCGTTTACCTCTTTTCCATATTGAGCAAATGGGTCTTTCATATCATGATGAGATATTGAGTAGCCATCAAAAACATCGTGTAAAACAACATTTTTTGGCTTAATTTTTTTCATCATTTTATGAGTTAAACTAACAACTTCTGGGTCATGATGCCCCCAGTGTAAATCTCCTAAAACGCAAGCTTCTATTTCTGTAATTTTTTTAATGTTAGTTTTTCCTGAATCTTTATCATAAATAACTTCTTTATATAAATCACAAAAGTTACCATTTTCTTCTGCGGAAACTTGCCTTAAATAAAAAGTTTCATTGTCTTCTATTTCTACAATTGCAAAACCTATTACATGATGAAATTCACCCTTCTTCCCAGCTTTGGAATCTGTATAATTTTTTTTAGTACAAGAACCAGTAGTTAACATCATTTTTGATTTTTCACCTTCTATAACTGGTATCATTTCCATTTGTAATTTAGGAGAGCCAAAAACACAAGAATTAATTCCTGACATAGAGTGCATACCTGTCATTGGATTTACTGCTGTTGGATGAATTTTAACATCAGACATGATAGATACATATTTATGTATATTATGTCTGTTAGCATCTAAATAAGGCTGAACTCTAGTATCCCACCTTTCTTCTTCTTCCTGCTCAGAAGACCATATAGATGTAGGGTTTTTATATCTACCAGCAATAACGTGTATATCTGCATTTATATGTTTAGCATATGCAGTTAAGTTTTCAAAAAATTCTTTGTGTACTGGTGTGTTGTTTTGAGCCCAAGTGATTATAAATTTCTTTTTCTTTTTATTGAAAGTTCTTTTTTTAGCTTGCTTGTACTCTGCTGATAGTGTCTCTTTTTTCTCGTTTAGTTCTAACTTTTCTGAAGCCCACTTTCTTACAGTTCTTTCTGATTTTCCTGTTAAATCCATTAGCTTCTTCATTCTTTCATCCCACGCTAGAGATTTGTTTTTATAAATTTCTGAAAAGCGTTTTATTTCACTTTTCGTCATATCTTTAAATTTCATGAAGTTTTTATTAAATTTAATTATTGACAAATAAAGGCAAAACTTTTTAAAAATACAAATAATTTATTCACTTAATAAATTAATTGAATTAATAACAGATAATAAAGTTTCTTTTAAATTTTTTGTTGGCTTCCAATTCATATCTTTTTTTGCTTTAGATATGTCTGCATATATACTTTCTATATCACCTTCTCTTCTTGGGTTTATTTTAAAAGGTATTTTATAGCCTAAAGAGTTAAAGCATTCTATTATTTCCATAACTGAATAACCCTTTCCAGTCCCAACATTTATATTGTTGTATTTATTTTTGCCAACTATATTTAAAGCTTTTACATGAGCTTCTGCTAAATCTTCAACGTTTATATAATCTCTTACTGCAGTTCCGTCTTTAGTATTATAATCATTTCCAAAAACTTTAAGATATTCATAATCTTTTTTTATAACGCCCACTATATAAGGCATTAAATTCTCTGGTATTCCTTTTGGATTGTCAGACAACAATCCGCAATGATGACATCCAATAGGGTTAAAATATCTTAATGATATAACATTTAAATCTTGAGATTTAGAAGTTTTTTCTAGAATGCTTTCACAAATTTGTTTTGTTTCACCATAAGGGCTTTCAGCTGGTTTTGTAGGAGTTTTTTCTGAGACTGGGTAATTATCTGGCTCGCCATATACGGTACAAGAAGATGAAAATATTAAATTTTTTACATTATATTGTTTCATCATCTCTAAAAGTTTTACTGTACCATATACATTATTATTATAATATTTTAAAGGCTCTTTTACAGATTCATTTACAGATTTAAATGCAGCAAAATGAATAACAGAATCTATAGAGTATTTTTTCATTATATAAGATAGGTTGTTTAAACCTTCATCATCTCTTATATCTCCAATATAATATGGAATTTTTGAATTACATATAGTTTCTATTTCATCTAATTTAGAAATCTCACTATTAGATAAATTATCTATTATAATTGGATTATATCCATTTTCAAAAAGTTTTACTACTGTATTGCTTCCAATATATCCTAGACCACCAGTAACTAATATGTTTTTATTACTTTCTGGCTTTTTCATAGTTTTCAATAAACCAATCTATAGTTTTGTTTATACCTTCTTCTAAAGGTGTAAATTTAAAACTTTTTGGAACATCACTTTTAGCAGGCTTTCTAAATTGACCTTTTGGTTTTGAGGTATCGTATTTGATTCTATCTTCAGATATTTCAAACCTTTTTGCAATTATATCAACTATATCTTTAATGGAATATTCCTTTTCATTAACAGCCATAAAAGCTAAATCTTCTTTCCAGTTATCTATAGCCCACAAAATAATTTTAGCTAAATCTTCAGAATATATAAATTGCCTTAAAGGGGTTCCATCACCCCAAACTTCAAAATTTCCACCACTTAAACTAGCTTCATATCCCTTTCTGATTAATGCTGGTACTAGATGGCTGTCTTCTAAATGGAAATTATCATTTGGACCATATATATTAGTAGGTATTATAGAAATCCAATTTGATTCTGGTATCATCTTTCCAAATGTTGTAGTTTGATAGCCCAACAATCTTTTTGCATATGAATATCCATAATTTGAATTGTGAGGTGGCCCTTGGTTAATTTTGTCTGCAGTTAAAGGATATTCTACTCTGTCTGGGAATACACAAGTTGAAAGTATAGATACAAAATTTTTATATTTTAACCTATATGCTACATTTAATAGATTGTTATTAATTTCTAAATTATCTCTAAAAAACCCTTCATTGTCATCCATGTTAGCTTTTACTCCACCAACTTTTGCTGCGCAATGAATAATTGTATCATATCCATTCACTGAACCATCATGCATAGTTCTGTTAACGGATTCATAGTTCAAAAGATTACAATCTCTACTAGACAAGAATACATGCTCATCTTCTTCTTTCAACTCTGCTTTAATTGCAGAGCCTAATAAGCCACTAGCTCCAGTTACTATCGCTTTTTTCTTGTAATTCATGTTTGTATTTAAGTTTAATCCACTCTTCCAAATTTACGCTAGGCATCCAATTTAAAACCTCTCTAGTATCGTCTTCAAAAATTTCTGACTCAAACCTTTCACCTTTTCTCTCTGGCAACATTTTTATATTATTGCTAAACATTTTTGCAACATCTATTATTTTATAACTTATACCAGAGCGTAAAAACCATTCTCTATTCATATTTTTGTATGTAGATTTTACAACTCCAAGTATTATATCATAAATGTGAGTGAAATCTCTTTTTTGGTCTCCTGGTGCTACGACAGTTATTGGTTCTCCGTTTTTAAGTTGTCTTTCAAAAATACCTATAACAGTTGCATAATCACCTTCTGATATCTGACCACTTCCATATACGTTGAAAAAATAACATATTTCATATTGTAGATTAAACCAATTATGATAATTTTTTATTAATTCTACCATTTTTGATTTAGACCAAGCATAAGGACTTAAATCTTCTCCATTTCCGCCATTCCCAAACTTTGAACTTGATGCTGAATATATGAGTTTTGTTTTTGTTTTTTTACAAAACTCAAGCACTTCAAAAGTTCCGTTTAAATTAGACTTAAGCACTTTTTGTGACTCATCAAAAGAAGTTGATATTCTTGAGTATTCTCCAAAATGAAAAACTATATCTGCTTCAAAATGTTCAACTTCACTACTTCTATTTATGTGCCAAGTATTAAGTTTAATGTATTTTACACTATCAGAATCAATATGATTATCTTTTGAGCCAACTGAATAATTGTCTATTGATAATATTTTTATGTTTTCAAAATTTTTAACAAGATACTTTATTAAACTAGAGCCCACAAATCCAGCACCTCCTGTTATTATAACTTTTTTATTACTTAGCGTTTGCATAGAATTTATATCCTTTTTTTTCTAGTTTTTTTATATCACTTTTAATCATTAAAGATGCAAGCTCTTTAAATTGAATTTTTGGCTCCCAATCTAATTTTTTTCTTGCTTTAGAATAGTCTCCTAATAGAACTTCTACTTCAGAAGGTCTAAAATATTTTTCGTCAACTTCAACTAACAGCTTTCCACTAGATTTGTCATAACCTTTTTCATTAACACCTTCTCCTTTCCAGATAATTTCAAAACCAAGATGAGGAACAACTTCTTCAATAAAGTCTCTAACAGAATAAGCATTATTAGTAGCTAAAACAAAATCTTCTGGTTCATCTAGTTGTAACATTCTCCACATTCCGTCTACATAATCTCTTGCGTGTCCCCAATCTCTTTTTGCATCAAGATTACCTATTTTAAGAACCTCTCTTTTTCCACAAGCAACTTCCGCTAGATTTGTTGTTATTTTTCTTGTAACAAAAGTTTCTCCTCTACGTTCAGATTCGTGGTTAAAAAGTATTCCATTACAAGCATATAAACCGTATGCTTCTCTATAATTTTTTACAATCCAAAAACCATAAAGTTTTGCTACTCCATAAGGACTTCTTGGATGAAATTTAGATTCTTCATTATATCCATCTTCTGGCATATTGTATCCCATTCCTCCATAAAGTTCTGATGTTGATGCTTGGTAAAACTTAGCATTCGGACAGTGATTTTTCATTGCTTCTAAAATTGCAAGTGTACCCAGAGCATCTGTTTGAGCTGTATAATATGGTAGCTCAAACGAAACTTTTACGTGAGATTGAGCAGCTAGACTATAAATTTCATCTGGTTGTATCTTTGATATAAGATTAGAAATTACAAGTGGGTCAGTTACATCTCCATAGTGCAAATGAAAATCTTTATTTTTACTTATTATATGGTCAATTCTTTTGGTGTTAAAAGAACTTGAGCGTCTAATCATGCCATGAACTTCATAACCTTTATCTAATAGAAGTTCTGCTAGATAAGAGCCGTCTTGACCATTGACTCCTGTGCAAAAAGCAACTTTTTTATTATTATTACTCATAAGAGCAATATAAGCTGAAATTTATAAAAGTAAATGAATTATAATAAATTTGTATAATAATCTTCTAATTCTTTGTTTTTCAAATTTATATGAAATTTTCTCATTTCTTCAACTTGTTTATATAAAAAAGGTATTTTGAAAATTTTTGTATCGAAATTACTTTTTAAAGTTCTATTAACACTGATATCAGTTTCTTGCCCCTCTATTTCACTATTTAATTGATAAATTTCATTAATCATTTTGACCAATTGACACTTATTAACAGAATCGTCTGTATATATATGTCTAACGCCTTTCCAATATAAATTTTCATCTATTATTTGTCTTATTGTTTTACTTAACTGTAAACAAGTTACTCCATTCCATTGATGGTTTGTGTAGCCTTTAATTTTGGTATCTTTATTAGATTTCACCCATTCCAATAGTGAAAGTTTATTATTTTCTTCTTCACCTATGATAGAGGTTCTAATAACCGTACAATTTTCTGGTTCACCCATTGATTTACTTCTACCGTAATCATCCGTAACATCATGAACAGAATCCTCATTATAATTTCCAAAACCACCACTAAATACGCAGTCAGTAGTTATGTGAATCATTTTCATATTTTGTTGTTCACAAATATCAGCCATTCTATGAGGTAAAAGACTATTAACGGCAATGAAGTCAGCAGTAGTGACCCCTTTTCTCTGTTTTATTAATCCAGCACAATTAATAAGGATATCACAATCACTTTCAATGATTTTATCTTCTAATTCACCCCAACTACATTGAGATAAATCTAAGTCTTTTCTATCTAGTGTTTTAATTTCATACTTTATTGCTAAAAAATACTGTTTTAATGTATTACCTAACATTCCTGTTGAACCCACTATTAATATTTTCATTTTTTTAAAATTTTATTCCAATCAATTTTTAAATTTGATACATTTATTATTTTTTCATTACCTCTATAACCATCAAAATCAAAATTAAACATATCTAATTCTAATTTACACTTTTCAGTAATTAAGTCAATAGTTTCATCATTATAATAATTTTTATAATTTTTGTTCTTTCTACCAGTTTTATTTTCCACACCACCAGACTTATATTTTAAATTATGTTGTTTTGAAAACTCAGAAAGACCTTCATTTAAAGTATCATATATAATCGCATAGTCACATCTGGAATTACCGTCTTCGTCAAATAAATTGAAATAAAGAAAATCTCTCCATAATGGTACGTGCCAATCTTTTTCTTGGTTAGAAAACTCTTTAATTAGGTTAGTAAAGTCAAGGTTTGGTAACTTTCTTGTCATTCCCTTATCATTATCACCCCACCTACTAATAAAATAACTTGTTAACAAATCATATGGGTTTCTAATAATTGTGAATTTAATAGCGTCATTAAAAATTGGTTGCTTTGTTAAATCAACCCCCCACCATTTTCTACTTTTATAATATTCATTATTTGGGTAAGCGTTAAAAATAAAATCATCACTAATACATCTTGAATGACCTTGTATTATATGAACATTTTTATTTTGTTCTACAATTCTTTTTTTGGTAAAAGTTCCAGCCGTTTTTGGTGTGTTTATTAATATGTATTCCATTATTTTGTTGGTATTGGTCTTCTATTGAAGGTTATCTTAGAAAAGTATTTATTTTTACACACTTGGTGTACTACTTCATTATAGTTCCCAAGACCTAATTGTTTAGCCATTAAACGTATATTACCGTTTTGTTGTTTTATCCCATCATAATAAATACCATCATAACCCTTTTCAACTATTGAATCACCAATAACATATTGACAGGCCAACGGAAAAAGACTTTCAGCTACTCTTCTAAATCTATTATTATTCATTTTATACATTATAGAAACAATTCCAGTTTCTTCCTCTAATTTAAGTAAAAATTCTTTATCAATAATGGATTGACATCCAATATTACCAGACCACTTATTCTTTTGTGGGTAAATATTAATCGCCCACTCTCTAAACTTTTCATTTGTAATCATCTTATTTATACAATCCATCATAAGGTCATCGTGTACTCTTATATTATTTTGTTTATTATATTCAGTATCTGGTTCTTTAATCTTATGCCAATGGTGCCTATGGTTTGTAAAATACCAAATATGACTTACTGTATCAATATCCGTAACATTTTCTAATTCATGTTCTAGAGTCATACTATCTTGAAAAATAACAGCGTTTTTATACCCATCAATTTGTAAGAAGTTAAAATAAGTTACCATATCACCAGCAGCTTTAACTTGTGACTTAACAACCATAATATCTTTAAACTCCGATAAATAATTATGAATATTCATCTCTGAAAAATCGTCAATTATGAATATCGGATTATCATGCCACTTCCTAATTGACGCAACACATCTTTTAAGTTGTAATCCGTGTAAATCACTATTACAATATGATGGTATTATAAAACAAAAATTACTCTTCATCACCGATATTGGTTTTTACCTTTCTAGCCATTGATAACCCAGGATTAATTGGGAACGTTATTATTTCAAATTCATTATTATATTCTAACCTTATCTTCTCTGGTAACTTATAACAATCGCCAGATAAATCAGAGGCTGTTTCACTTATTGTAGATGGGTATGTATCATGGAAAAATATAATACCATCTGGAACAATGAAATCCTTAATATTTAAGAAGTCCTTAAGAGTTTGTTCATAATCGTGAGATGCATCTATAAATGCCATATCAAAAAATCTATTATCAAATGAATTTTTGAAAAAGTCATCAGTACTCATTTCAAAAAAATGTAGATTATCATACTTTTTATTTAGAAACTTCATGTTATCTTGCATAACAATATCAACACCATAATAGTGTTCTGGGATGAGTGGTAAAACCCTAACAGCTGTTTCACCGAACTGAGTACCCATTTCAATAAAGTTTTTTGGTTTAAGAAGTCTAATAAAGAATTCAATTACTTCAATATGGTTAAGTGATAGCTTAAACTTTCTCTTTGGATTTCTAAAATAAATTGGGGATGTGTAATCTGTATCACTAAATGTGAAGTTAGTAAAATTATTTATCACATGAGTACCGTAATAATCATTTGGCATTTTATTTTCAAACCTTTCCATTATACAATTTTTTCACCTAAATATACACACATTATTTGATTTCCAACACCTAATGGTGTTTCTTCGTACATTACTTCCTTAAAACCTAATTCTTTATATATTTTTTGATAATTCATGGTACATCCTTTATTGGTGTGATGTTTGGTGTAACCAGGTACAACAATACTGTGTACAGAATTCTTCTGTTCAATATGTAAAACATATTTAGAACTAACCCTAGCTAATTCCTTAACTGCCAGTATCGCTGGTAAAAATGGTATGTGTGACATAACTGCATGTGTAAAAGCCAATTCAACACTATTATCTTCTAATGGTATATCATGTAAAGATGCGTTTATTACTGTAAAATCATTAACCTTAACATGTGGTTTATTTATGTTAAACCTATCATCTAAATTATCTTTAATATGTTCACAATGTTTTTTATAATTCTCTACACATAAAAACTTAGTATCCTTATCTAATTTAGTTGATAGAATTTTCGTATTCATTCCACCACCAGCACCACCATCTAATACTGATTTAACGTTTAATGTTGGTACGATATCATAAAGATATTTCTTTAAGATTGGAACGCCGTTAACATTTATACTTTCATATTTATCACCCTTATCAACACCATTAACTTTAAATGACCATTTCTCTAATTCCATATTGGAAATGTAATTAACTTGGTCTTTAGTACTTATATCAAAAGATTCTATTTCATTCTTTAAGGCTTCAACAGTTAAAACATTATCAAATTTTAAATTTTCTAGGTTTGTGTTAAATAATTTTCTATATTGTTCAACATTTAATTCTTTCATATTACGTTACTTTTTTGTAAAAATTCATAAACCTTATCATTATCCATAAGAGAATCGTATGAATTGTAGGATTTAGATTCTG